AAGATGAGAAATTTAAGTTTATTACGATAAAAGACTATTTAAACTTGCTAGATTATTTCAAGAAAAGAGATGAAGAAAGTTATGTTTTGCTATATCTATTAGGCATTACTGGCGCAAGATATAGCGATGTCATCAATATGACTTACAAAGATCTAAACAAAGCGAATGGCATAATTCATTTGCCTGGAACGAAAACAAAGAATTCAAAACGTGATGTAGAAGTTAATTCAAAAGATATCATGCACATAAATTCAAAATTAGCTAAAATGCCGCGTAGAATTGATGGCAAGTTATTCTCGGTTAGTCATACATCAGTAAGTAAAGCATTTAGAAAAGCTAAAGAAGTGATAGGATTAAACGATAATAATATAACTCCCTATTCACTCAGACATACGCACACATCTTACTTACTATCTAAAGGCATACCAATCGAGTATATAAGTAAACGTTTGGGTCACGCTACTATATCACAAACGTTAGACACGTATTCACATTTATTAGAAGAACATAAAAAAGAGCAAGGTCAACGTGTCAGAGAAATATTCTCTTGACACTTATTTGACACTTACTCTCTCGAAAGCCCGTCATATCAACGGTATAGTACGGAAACGGAGGGATAAAAATAAATTTCTAAATAAAACTAAATAGCCATAAATACAGTGTTTTCAAAGATTTATTTTCTAAATAAAACTAAAAGAGTATAACTATTTTGACACGTATTTGACACGTGTACACAAAAAACCACGCCCATTAAGAACGTGGTAGAGAAAATTATAAAGAAGTAAAAAAGATTAAATTGTATGTAATTTAATTATAGCACAGACCGTGTAACCAATGTAGTGTTAAACTATGTTTTTTAATATCAATCTAACATCTACATATTATAGACATAATTATAATTTATAAGAGGGTAGCCATAGCGACTACCCTTGTATAATGACGTGGTAATTCAATTATATCATTTCCAGTGTATTTTACCCCAGTATTTTTCATTTTTGATTTTTTGTTGTTTGTCTGTGATTTTACAAACGGCACAATAGAAATGTTTATTACTTGAGCCTGGCTGAACATATTTAAATCTAATCCACCAGTACCCATCTTTTTTGATTACTTGGTCAAAAGGAACATAATTCCCCTTGTATAACCACGAACCACTTTCAACTACAGTACCTTTAAGTCCAGGTGACTTACGTACTTTAATAGTACTGTTAGCAGTGAATTTACCTCCCCAGTTCCACGTTGTTTTAATTTTAGACGGCTTACTCTTAGGTGCATTGATTTGCCTACCGTTGATAGCCTCTGCAAGTCGTTTAGTAAAACTGTTGATGTTCTTAGTGATATAGTCCATGTCTTTTTTACTAGTGATAAAACCTAACTCAATCAATCTGTAATTTAAATTGAGTTGGCCTGTAACGTTAGCGTTTAATAAATCGTTTCTAGGTGTTACACCTCTAATTTTACCAACCGTCTTACCGAGTGCGCTAGATAACGCTTTGTCTATATCATCTGCAGGATACCTGTCACTTACAATGACATGACCACCACTTGCTTGAGGACTTGCAGCGTCTAAGTGGAATTCTACTATGACATCAGGTTTAACATTCTTTTTAACCCAATATAAACCATAATCTGAATAGTTACCTACACGTTGTCCATATAACGTATCTTGATACAAGTCTTGATTCATTGATTTGCCACCGTATAAAACAACTTTATTACCTACACTTTCAAGATGTTTCTTTATTCTCGGGATAATTTCCTTTCTATTGAAGTCACGTTCATTATATCCGTTTGCTACGGCGCCTGGATCATTTGAATAAGCACCTTTACCATGACCTGCAACAAGCAAAATTTTCTTACCTTTCTTAGCTTTCGCTTTCTTAACTGGTTTAGCTTTGCTTTTAACTTTGTTTTTAGTCGTTTCTTTAGCGTAGAACGGTCTAATAAACCACATAGGGAAGTCGTAGCCATGTGTACGTCTTGTAGTAACTTCAGGAGGTGTCCAATACGCACCGCCAACCCAATTTTGTTCCAGTATAGTTATAGAGTTAGAAGTAGCAGAAATAACGATACCTACGTGACCATAACCCCCACCATAATTTCTATTGAATATTACAACATCTCCAGGCTTAGCTAAAAATGATAGTGTATTCTCATAAACAGTAGCTTCTCCTGTAAAATTGTTCCATGTCGGAATGTCTGCAGCACCTACACCTTTTAAAGTATGACCGAATAAATAAAGCCAATATTGGTTAGCTACGTCGAAACATTGGAAACCATAAGCACCGTCAGGGTTTAACGCTTTGCCCTCTAAACTTTTTAAATATGCAATTGATTGTTTATATGTTCTAACGGATACCATTAGAAATCATCTCCATTCGTTTGAGGCGCACCACCTGTAGAATTTGTTCCAGCTTTAACTTCATGTAACTTTTGTTGTCCTTTTTGCGCTGCGTGAGAGAAGTTATTGTTTTTCCACCAAGTCCATAAAGACACTGCACCAGTGATAATAGAGCTGATAGTCACTTCATCTACTGGAATAGGCGAAATGTTTTTAGTAGCTAAAAATTGGTTAACCCAAGCTAAAATAAATACGATTGTTCTTACAATTGAACCTACATCTGTTTTCATACTCATATCTCCTTTTAGATAAATTAAAAAGCCAACGCAAAGCGTCGGCTATCAAATTATTCTATACATTCACTTTTTCTGGATCATATTCAACACCCGTTAATTCTAAATATTCTTCAGGTGTTACAAATCCTCTTTTAACAAATAAAGCAAACTGTTCGTTTGTATAATATCCCATTTTATAATATTTAACTCCGATATCATGCATTTGTTGTGCCTCCTAAAATTTGAATAGTTAAATCAGATATATCTTTTCTAACATCGTTTAATTCTTCTTGTGTTTTTAGTAATTCTAAAGAAAGCTCAGCTATAACTGTATCTTTCTCATCGATTTCATTTGGATTAGGTTCAAATATTTCTTGTTTCTTTTTCCATTCTTCATACGACGTCCCTATCCATTCACTACCATTAAAATGCATTGGCTCATATATATCGTTTGGAGGTTGTACTTCTGTGTACTTGTCTACATCGTAGTTGAGTTCGTTCATTTCATCGTACATTACCAATTCCGGTTTCCCGTTAGATACATCGTAAATTTGTTTGTATTCCATATATTTTCACATCCTTTATAAAGAGTATTGACCGTCAAATACAACGTAATCTGTGTCTGTATAAACGTCATTTTCGTTAGTGTGTATTTCTATATCCCCGTTCACAATAATAACTTTAGGTGGCGTTTTAGCTATCGTAGAAACACCTGTTTTATATACCTTATAATTGTTGTATTTTTGAGGTATGGAAGCGACAACGTTTTTACCATTTATTAGCCCTTTGACACCTAAACGTATATATATAGTTTCAGAACCTGGTTGACCTTTTATTTTATAAGATGGTGTATATCCGGTTTCAGTATAAGTTTGATATCCGTTTTTTAAAGTTAACGGTAACCAACTAGTATTAGTAGTTTTAGGTTTCAATTGTTCTAGTTGTTCTTGGGTAAAGTCGCTATAAGTGAAAGGCTTTCCGTCTACCCCGTCTTTACCAGGAACACCTTGTATACCTTGTTCTCCTTTTAGATTAGATAATTGTTCTGATGTAAAATCTTCATAACGGAACGGCTCTCCTTTAGGACCTTGTAATCCGGTCTCTCCCTTTTCTCCTTGAATACCTTGAGGACCTTGTACGCCCTGTTCTCCCTTTAAATTAGCGAGTTGCTCTGGCGTGAAATCTTCGTATCGGAAAGGTTCCCCTTTAGGTCCCTGCAGACCAGTTGCACCTTGAACACCCTGCTCTCCTTTGAATGTATCAGCATTTTCTTCCATATATACTTTCAAATCGTTCTCTAACTTATCTTTGAAATCATCATCTAATAACCCTATAGCATTCTCTTTCATAACGTTTCTAACTAAATCTTGTAATGAATCTACATGTATTTCTTTTCCAATCGGTCCAGTCATTCCACTATCTGTGATAGTGAAATAAAAGTTAGCAACGTGAACACTATCTTTTTCATTAGCTAAAAATAATTTCGCGTCTACTTTTCCTGCATGTTTAATGACATTGTCAGATACCTTATATTGGATAACGCCACGTTCGGGTAAAACAATTTCTATTGGTTCGTTAGTGAATATAGAACCGTCTGAACTAAATAAGTCTAAACGAGGAGCCATATCAGTTTTATTGAAATCTAATACTTCGTTGTTATCTCTGATAGTGATTCTTATATAAGCTGATCCGTCATCTTCTGTATAAAAATTAGCACCAATAAAACCGTTCTCAGCTGTACTAACGTTAATGTTAGTAGCTACATCTGTAAGTTTTTGTAACATATACACACCTCTTTCAATTATTAAAGGCTACTCACTGTCAGTGAATAGCCTTGTTATCTATATTTATCTCTAATGTAATACATACCTTTTAAACCAATTTGTTTATATAAATTATTAATTGTAATAGCTTGATGTTGAGCCCACTCTATAGCAGTAGCATATTGATGTGTAGCAGGATGTTTAGGGTTCCATCTAATTCTATATAATGTGTTTTGTCCTTTGTTGATGTAGTCTTTTCTCACGAAACTAGCTCCACCCATAATAGCTTTTGCTGGAGTAGTCCAACCTCTTTTTCTAGCGAATGTCATTGAATAATTAGGGTTGTTATCATATGCACCGATACCAAAGTAGTTATAAGCGCCATATCTACCACTAGCGAAGTTACTTCGGCCATATCCACTTTCTAGGAAAGCATGAGCGATTAAATATATCTCGTTAATATTATTCTTTTTACACCCCTCAGCAAATGCTTTTCCTTGTCCAGATAATGTACCTTTACCTTTAAGTATCTTATTCAACTTACTTACTGATATACCTTGATATTTTCCTAAATCTAACATTTGATAGCGTTGGGTTGAACTGTTCCATATAGTATTAGGGTTCATGTACTTACTTGTTTGAGACCTAGAAGCATTACCCCAACCCCAACTGTATGATTTTTGAGGCATGCCACGAGCCATTTGTGCATTAAGCGCTTGTTGGAAAGTATATTTACTTTTCTCTACAACTACACGAGGTTTATTTGAAGTTCTATTTGTCTTTTTGCCTTTTTTGTCTGTTGGTTTATCGTTCTGCGCAGGATTATCAACAGAAGTTTTAGGTTTAATTTTTATTGTAGTCTTAGTAGTCGTTGTAGTGATGGTTTCAGTCAATAACTTTTTCCTATTGAGATAAAGACCTATGATTTTCTTTTCTACTTCTTTGTATTTACTTTCGTCGGGTATACCATTTTTGATTAAGTCGTAATTGATTAGATCTTTCATAGAACGCCATATATTCGGGTCCGCTTTTATAGCAGATTGCGAAAGTTTTATGTTACTCCAACTAAGTAACCACACTCCATATATAAGAGCTCTTATTTGATTGAGCATAAATTGCCGTTTACTTTCCGTTTGTCCTCCGCAAACTTCCATAACAAGCCAACCTGGATGTTCTGGTGCTTCTTCTGAATCTGGTCTAGGTGTCCATACACGCTCGCGGTCTATATAAACGTGAGGATATTCATCTTCGTTCACATATTTATTACGTTGTAAATACAATTCTTCTACAGAACGCATATGTGTACTCTCTTTGATATATATACCTTTTACTTTCCCTATAGGCTTTTGGCCTTCAACCATATAATGGTAAATGTACTCCAAATCATCGTCTAAATCATATGCGAATGATGTATAGGAAACTTTAGTGACTTTTTTAGTTATAGGTTTCGTTTGTTCTTTTGTGTTCTTAGGAGTTATATCTTCTGTAGGTTTATCTGGTTGTCTGGATGGAGTTTTTTGTTTCTTAGGTTCTGGGTGGTATGCAGGTCTGACGAAACCACTTATGCCGTTATAGGTATGTTTAATTTTAGCACCAGGCGAGCCTGTATAACCATTTGCATTAATCCAATTTTGATCCACACTGGTGAAGTAACTTTTTGTAGATGGACCTATGACAACAGCAGTATGTCCGACACCGTTATTAAAAGAGCCTGTACCCCATACAGCCATATCTCCAGGTTTAGGAACAAAATCCCTTGTATTTCTGTAGAATTTAAACCCTCTAGGATATCTATACCATGCCATAGCTATAGCATTTCCCGTTGTTTTGAAATGCCAATATCTATTGAAAATGTAGTTTGGTAGATCCCAACATTGGGCGCCATGATAACCGTCTACATCAACTCTTCTGCCAATCATTCTTTTTGCCCATGCTGCAACTTCCGAAGCAGTAGGTTTTCTTTTTTTAGGGCTAGGTAATCCCATATATCCACCTCATTTCTGGGATAATAAAAAGTCGATACATAAGTACCGACTTAGTTTCCAAATAGCAAAGGGGCAATTACTTTACTTAGTGTTTCTAATAGTGCGAATGCACCTACAAGTATAGCGCCTAAAGTTTTATTAGATAATTTCTTTTCTTCCAATATAAATTGCTTATCTTCAATCTTGCTATCTAATGTTTTTCTGATATCCCTTACTTCTTCGTTAACTTCTTCAAAACGTCTATTTGTATTAGAATTTGATTGCCTCAACTCTTTCACAAGTCCTTCTATGCTATTCGCCATTCTATCCGTATTTTTTTCAGTGTTAGCAGATGTACCTTTTAATTCTGTAATAACTTGTATCGTTTCCGTATATCTATCGTCATGTTTTTCATCAACTTTGTATAACTTTTCAGTCGTTTTATCTATATTAGTTTCGGCTTTATCCATACGTTTTTCTAAGCTAGTAATTCTTTGTTCTTCTATTGTTTTTTGCATAAAATCAAAACTCCAATTGCCACCAAGATGATTTGTATGATACCAACACTCAAATTAATGTAATAGGTCGTGAACATCTCTGCACCACTTACTGACAATAAACCAAAAAGTATATGGATGAAACCACTTAAACTATTACCTAAAACGATGAATATAGCATATGCTTTACCATCTAAGAACATCGCTGCAATAAGAATGAATGAACCTATTAACATAAACCAACCCATAGTCTGAATGTCAAAATAAAGACTTATTTTGGTATACAAAGGAGATATTTTTTCTAGTTCGTCTACCGTTTTATCAATCCACTCTAAGCTTCTTATCCCACCTGTAACAGCTAACAATAAAAGTAAAAGGTTGGACATTAAGTCTGATGTGTTTATTTTCTTCAAGGTTAATACACCCACTTTACTCAAAAAATAAAACCACAAGTTAAATAGCTTGTGGTTCATAGTCAAAACCAGTAATTTCTTTGAATTGTTCAGGTGTAATCCACTCTGCCTTAACAAAAATTCCAACTTGTTCAACTGTATAAAGTTTTCTGTCTTGATAATAATATTTAATAGCGTTATAAAACATCCGGATTACCTCCTGCCAATTTCAACATTAATAACGAGTTCATTTCTTCTATTTCTTTAATTTTTTGTTCGTTTTCCACTTGCTGAATGAGTAGACTGGCCATTACGTCATCTTCTTTTTTCGGTACTTCTTCCACCACTTCTTCGTTAGGCACTTTTTCTGGTTCGTCACTTAAAGATTGCCATTTGCCGTCTACAAATTCACAAGGTGTATAAATACCGTCTGGTGGTGCTATATGGGTATAGTATCTATCATCATAACGATAACCTTCATCTTCGTTGTATTCTAATAACTTAGGCTGACCGTTATATTTATTAAAAATTTGTATTGCTTTCATATCATCACTCCTAACTTATTAACCAACTATCTTCAACGATAATGTAGTCTGTTTCGTTCCAACTATCATTTTTGTTTTTGTAAAAGATAATATCTCCGGTAGAATTTATTGTGACTCTCGGTGTATCTTTGCTGATTTTAGCTACACAATTTAAGAAGTGAGGACCACTAACGATTTCTGGAGGGAATGAGGCTACAACTGTTCCGTCGATAATATTTTTTAGATACAGTCTTATATAAGCTTTTCTGATACCATTTTCTTCTATAACTCTATATTGGCTAACAGGATAACTACCACCAAGTTCCATAGCTCCGTTTTTCAAGGTTACTTTTTGCCAATTTGAATCATAACTCTGTTGAGCCAAAGGTTTCCATCCCATATCCACTCCGTCAGTATGAAGTGTTTTGACCCATACACTTTGAGCATAGTTTTGTATCAACAAGATTTGTTTTCTTCCATTTTTTCCTGAATACACATTAATTTCTGCAATATAAGCACTACTATTTTTATCTTTAGGAGCATTAACAGTTTCTGCATCGGCAGGAACAATGCATTCATATATTCCAGGAGATAGAGATTCTACACGTTGTTTTAATTCCCCTAAATATATACGCTCTCCAGAATCTTCCGTTAATTTATATTTTTGCCACTTCAAATCATCGTTGTTAGCGCTTATATTAGCCACAATATCATCTCGGGTGATTCCTTGACTTTCTTCAATATTCTTTTGCATTGCAGCTGTCATATCATCTATTTTAGCTTTAGTTTCACTTGTTAAGGAGTTTAAGTCGTTTACAAATTGTGTTTTATTATCCTCCATGCTTGTAAATGACTGTTGATATAACTCGTCTATCTTTTCCTTTTGCAACTTAACATTTTCATCTAAGGCTTTGTAATCATCGTTTAACGATTTGTTGTAATTATCAAATGCTTCTTGTAGTTTTTTACTATTTTCTTCGAATGTAGTATCAAATTCCGTCATTTTGTTATCAACAAGCTGGTTAATGTCGGATATTTTTCCTGTCAGATCTTTGACCTGGTTTTCAACAAACTCACGTAACTCGTAAAACATTCTAATGGTTTTGACTTTTTCTTCGCCTGTGATTTTATTTATCAAGGCATCTCTAACTTCGAATTCAAACTCATCTAAAGCCATTGTTGTTTCTCTACCGTTAACAGCGATGTAGACTTGACCGGTAACTTTAGTATTAGTTGCATCTTTTAAGAAGTCTTTAGGCACAGTAAGACAAAGTATACCTTTCATTGGATCTTCGTATTCTAAATTTAATACACCAGAATTACTTCCGTTACTTGATTGTAAAAATGCGAAGCAAGTAACATTTCTTTGTCCTAATAAAAGAGGCTTATTGTCATCAATAACTCTAAAATGCAGTTTAGCTGTTTCTATATCCATATTGTAGAAACCTATACCTAGAGTTCTGCTTTCTTTGACAATTTCGCCTTTATCTTGTTTGTATATCAAATTTTTATTTAAACGTTCATCCATTAACACTACCTCCATTCGATAGCTTTTCTACCTGTTCGGATAATTCTTGTACAGATTTAATTAGTGGCGCTATTAATTCAGTATAAGAAACTGAATATATATCATCTCCACCATCTTCCTTAGCATTGTGAACACCGCCGAATTTAGTGTTAAGTTCTTCTATTTCTTGAGCAATAAGACCATGTTGTAGGTTATCAGAATTTTTGTAGTTGTAATCTACTGGACGCAATTGTTTAATGAATTCTAATCCTAATTCAGTATCTTTGATGTTTTCTTTATTTCTTCTATCTGAACGTTGTTTAATAGGGGAGAATGTATATACTTCTTGACTGTCACTACCTATTTGAATTTGATTGTTACCATTAGCGTGTGAATAAGCGCCAATAGAAACTGTATTCTTGTAATCCCTATTAGGTCCTGCTGTATAACCTATAGCAACGTTCTCATTACCATCCACAACAGCTTTGTTTGTATTACCACCAATACCAACGTTTCTTTCTCCTTTAACAAGATTGTAAAGAGATGAAGCGCCAATACCTACGTTGAAATCACCTTGAACGTATCTACCTGAATACGAACCAATGAACGTAGAGAAGTTAGCGTTCTTACCATTTTGCATGGCTTGAGTTCCTACTGCAGTGTTACGTCTTGCGTGTCCGTCCCCTTCTTTTTTATTTTTATCATCTTTAAAGAAGTGCATAGCCCCGTAACCGATAGAAGTATTATTACTAGCGTGTAGCGTTTGTTGTAATGAATTAGCGCCAATAGAAACGTTGTCTTGTCCAGTGATATTATTAGTTAAACCATACATGCCGATAGCAGAGTTTCTATTACCAATGAGGTTATCTCTTAATGATCTGTCCCCAATAGATGTATTGCCCATACCTTTTACTGTGTGCGCTTGAGAGTTATATCCTACAGCAACATTATTACTACCTTTCATAAGGTGTAATAAGGCGTTACGCCCTATTCCAACATTTTCTTTGTAGTCATTGTCGCTATGAGAGAGAATAGAGTTTTTAGGTTTGCTCTCGCTTCCTAAGATGTCCCAAACATTGCTCCATTTTTTCTTGAAATAAGAATTGATAAAGTTTTTATCTCCTTTATCTTTCCAGAAATCATGATAAGTTTTAATAGGATCACTTGCGCCGCCCCATTTTAAAGCGTTAGAACCGAGTGCAGTATTTCTTTCTCCGTATTCCCCTTGTCCCAAAGCGTCGGAACCGAAAGCGTCGTTAGAATAACCATTCAAAAGGTTTCTCATAGCACCTTTACCGAATGCATTCAATCGTCTACCTTGAATATTGTTTTTTAACACTTCATAACCGTAACCATGAATGGCGTAACTATATTCGTTAAGTTTTTTACCGCTATTTTGACCTACAATAAAGTTAGGATATCTTGCTTCTGTTTTTTTGTTAACATTCGCTTTGATAGCTTGAGGAACTGTAGGGGATATATATATTTCTTCGTCGTTAAAGAAAATTCTACCTTTCCCAAAAAACATCCCGTCAGGTAAGATTGACGTTTTAAAATTTCCGTCTGGAACATAATAAATCTGTTTCTTATTGAAAGTGTAGAACAAATCTTTATTGTCCGTTTTACCGTCGCCTATAGCACCGACAGACTTAATGTTAATGTAATAGTCTAAACTATCTTTAAGTTGCTTAATTCTACTTAAATAATCATTTTTAATATTTAAGAAATCTAAATACAATCTGTTAGATAAATCGCCTGCACGTTTACCGAACATTGTTACTCTTGAAGCAGTAACCTCTTGAATGCCGTCACCTATATTACCAAGCACTAATTCCATAATTTGTGATCTTTGATATTTCAATTCATCAGAAACATTACTTTTAGCATTATCCTCTAATTTATGAGTGATTTGTTTGGAATCGTGAGCATTTTCTTGATTGGATTTATGAAAAAGATTATAATTATCCAATTTATTAGCGAATTTCTCTATTAAAGTAAAGTTGCTTTCTAAATCTTTTAAGAACTTAGTAGAGAAATAAGAGTGTAGTTTATTTTTTAATTTCAACGACATCTTTTAGCCTCCTTAGCCATAGAATCCGTAAAAGTTTTTGATTAACTCATACATGATTACTTCGTGTCCTTTGTCATTTGGATGTACGCCATCTGGCATACTTGATTTTCTAAATGATGGAAGGTTAGGTTTAAATTTAGTTGAGTGATAAGCGTCATATACAGGTACATCAAGCTCGTTGCATATATCTATTTGTACAGAGCAATAATCTTCTAAGGTTAAACCTAATTCATTTTTATTCGTGTCTTTTCGAACAATCTTCTTGTCTTTCACATAACATTGCTTTGTAGCAGTCATAACTAGTATTTTTGAGTCTGGATACTTATTTTTCAAAGTGTTTATAGTACTATAAAAGGCACCGTAAAACGTTTTAACATCCGCTTTATCAGTGCCTATTTTTACATTATTATTCCAATCATCATCAGTGCCTTGTACGATGATTAAATCACCTTTGATATTATTCGCTTGTTCATAAATGCTATTTTCTTTAGTTGTACTCATCGTTGCTCCACTAACAGCTAAGTTTGTTGCTTTCGCTTTAATCTTCTTAGCTAACATTTCAGTAAAGTTACTCTTCGCTCCTGTTCCCTTAGCGACAGAATCTCCTATCGTTCCGATAGTTTTAACCTTACGTATGATAGATTTAGATGTGAAGTCATGAATGATAGTACCATTAGAAGTTGTAACGCTTTTTGCGTTAGTGTTTTTCAGCCTATTATTTATTTCATCAGTTTTATTTTGTAATTCTTGGGCAGTTTTAGTATTAGCATTGTTCTGTGCCTGGATTAACCTTAAATCTTTCGCTGGATCTGATTTATTAGACTTAATAGCTTTAACATAATTTGCAGCGCTATTAACTGCTTTCATATATCTGTCTTGCAGTCTAAATTCCCCTAAGACTACGTCTTGCTTGATAATCTTATTGTTAATATCTCGATGTGTAGTGATTTCTATAATTCTTACATATTCATTTAATCCTATTAGGTCGTCAATGACATTAACTATATCTCCGACTTTAGGAATTGCTTCTTTAAAATGTTTTTGTAAAGAAATGAAATCTAGTGTTACAGACGTTTTTAAACTTTCTTGTATAACTAACTCCATAGCTTTTTTGAGTGTATCCCCTTTAGTTATGCGTCCATCTACAACAGGTGGCGCATGCCGTTTGCCTATTAAGTCAGCTAAGGGGTGTGTATACTCATATTGCAAGCTAGCTTCGTTGAAAGTTTGTTGCTCATCAAAGCCGCCATAACCTCTGATATAGGTGTAACACTTAGAAGCATCTTCTTGGACTTTTACATTATTCGCGTTAACACCTGCTTTAATATAGTAGTTAGCCTTTCTTTGAACAATATCATATAAATGAAACGTCTTTGTTTTAGCGTTGTATTCATATTCTAGGTTATATCTTTCCAAACCTTTTTTGAATAGTTCTAAGTTTGTATCATGATTACCTAGATTCTCAAATTTAGATGATGAAACCTTAGCGTGTAATTCATACTTATAACCGGTATTTCTAAAAACGAGATCAAAATAATTTTTACCAGTAAAACTACCGTTATATACTTCGTAGACTCGCAAGTTATTTAAATCATCTAATTCAACAGGACGCGCTTTTATCGTTAACTTCTCTTTCTGACCTATTGTCGTTTTATCTAACATAACAATACGGTACTCATTAACGTCGTTAGCACCGGCTACACCAGTTATCGTCCACATTTTAGTAATGGCTCCTATGGCATCGAATGTCGCTTTATTTTCAACCATTTCGATTTCTAAGGAACCATCTTCATTTAATTTCTCATTCAGTTTTGTTTCTACAGGTAGGGATTGCCCAACGCCCTGTAATGTTTTAAGTAAAATCGGCAATCAAGCAACCTCCTTACAAGTAATATCTTTTGTGTTTAAACACGATTTTTTTAAGTCTTTTTGTACTATGGAATGTATTCCAACCTGGCATTAGGACAGGTTGTTGTTTTGTCTTGTTATAATCATCTATACGTAAGTTATTACGATATACATGAATACCGTCAAACTTAATAACATCTCCAACTTTTAACTCTATACCGCTTATTTTCATAATGTCACTGTGTGTCATATAGAAGTTGAAACCGTCAGCGTCTTTTTTACTAACGCTTTCTCCCAACGTGATTTCAACGATACTGTCTTGGTTGAATTGATTTATTTCTGCAGTGCCGCCATAGTAAACCTCGTCTACTTTAGTATCATAGAACGTATATTTTCTTTGTTGATTTGGTATATCTAATGGGTTTCTATCCGGAACACCCCATTTATTCATGTTGCTACCTTCTCTTTCTAAATCAGTGCTATAAGCTATACTTTCGAAGTATGGTAGTTCTACTGTTTCGAATTCTAAAGTGAATTCTCCTGATGTTTTAGTTGTATCGAAAGAAACTTCATTTACCAACCCAACGTGAATTTGCCTACCGTCTACATATTCAAGTTCAAACTTTTGCTCTTTAGGTTGAAAGATGTTTTCGAACAATATCTCGTTTTCTGGAGAAGCTAATTCTCTTAAATAGAATTCCCCCCTAAGCATAGCTTGTATATCTGATTTTAGATGAGAAGCATAAGCTATCTTTTCTACATCGTACCTAACCGTCATAGATATACTTTTCTTTTCTTCTTTAGTAGCATTATGAAATCTACCGTTAACACGATCAATTTCATCAAACTTTCGGTCATAGCCTGCACCTTTAACATCGTAAGAAACAACTCTCAACGCAGTACCAGTAAAGCGATTGTTACTAATACGCAAACGTTCTTTATTTTTGTATACCTCAACATCATGTAATATCAATTAACAATCACTCCTTTAAAATAATCCGAAACTTGCGTCTTTTGAGTTGGAATCTTCAATGTAAGATTTAATAGCCGGTATATCTGACTCATTGCGAACAGTCACGTTGACGATAGGTTTATTGTTCTCTTGCATGCTATGGCGTACGTCTTTACTCATATGTGCGTTCACATCGCTATTTAATCCACCTGTTAAGTCTGATGTTAAATCAGTGTTTAAATCAGGGCTAAATGCGTTAGTTACATCTTTCGCTAAACGACGACTGGCATTAATAGCACTATTGCTTTGTTCCATAATACCAATACCTAAGCCTTGAGAAATATATCCACCTATACCTCTGAATACACGAGAAGGTGAGTGAATACCTAGTACGTTTTTAGCTGCACTAACTGCTTTTTTAGCAATGTTTGCGGCAGCATTTATAACTCTACTTGCGCCATTTGCAATACCTCGTGCAATACCTGAAGCAATATGCAATCCTGCAGATACCATTTTTCCGAAGAAACTTCTGACTTTGGAAACAGCTCTACCCATACCAGAAGCCACTTGTGATACAACTCTAACAAAACCACTAACCACGCCTTGAACAAATCTACTCATCGCAGAAATGATACTTGAAACCCAACGAGCACCACCAGAAATGATGCGACTTAATGCTTGCATCATTTTTTGAGCAACAGTTGAAACTACACGTGAAAACCAACTTGATACTGTATTCCATATTCTAGTAACTGCACCTGAAATCGCAGACCAAATTTGGTTCCAACTTGTAATATTAGTACCAAGTATTCTGTTCAAAACATTGAATATGAAGTTAGAAATTTGGCCCCAAATTGACAATATGGTATTCCAAATCGTACTCATTACATTAGAAATCGTAGTTTGTAATGTTTGCCAAGCGCCAGAAAAATCTCCGGTAAGGAGCTGTATTAATGCAGTAAACAAACCGAAAATCAATTGCGTAGCAGCTTGTAGTATTCCACCTATCGCAGTGAATACTACTGAAATCACAGTCCAAAGAGATTGGAAAGCAGTTACTAAACCATTGATAAGGCTAATGAATAAGAAGCCGAGAACTTGGTTTGCAACTTGTCCTAACATTTGTAAGATAGGCATAATTGGTTGGAGCGTTTGTTCGATAGACGCTCTGAACTGATTAAACCAGTTAATCACTGTTTTTACAGCGTTCATTATCGTATCTTTAATTGTGTTCCAAGCTTCAACACAAGTTTTTCTGAAATTCTCGTTTGTTTTCCATAACCAAACAATAATACCTATTAAAGCAACGATAACGCCTATGATAGCCAATACAGGCCATGAAATCGCACCTATAGCTACACCCAATGCTTGGAAAGCACCACTTAACATAGGTAAGATACGCATAATTGTACTAATAGGGCTCATAAGGAGCCTGAAAGCTATTTTTACTAAGTTTAATGCACTTCTAAGTATTTGAGTGTTTCTAGCAAAAGCTAACATTTTACCGATAGCTTGGATTAAACCTACACCGAACACATTAGATAGCATTGTACTTACTGCGATGATTGGTGCTAGTAAAGCCCACAACATACCACCGAGTATCATACCTATACCAACCATTCGAGCTATAGCTGGGTGTGTTTCAAACAATTTAGCTATGAAACCAGCTAATGCTGTTACTACTTTTAATATCACACTTGCTATTGGCGCCATTGCAGTACCAAACGCAACCAATACTCTTACAATATTACCGATTAGATCCATAATGACTGGACCATTCTCTTGTACATACTGAACAAACTTTTTAAACCCTTCAGATTTACCAACTTGTTCAGACCATTCTCTAAACTTAGCAGTCATTTTAACTAGCCAATCAAAGATATTAGAACTGTTTTGAGCAAATGCTTTCATCAAGTTACCAATACCCATGAATACATTGCCAAATATTTGACCTATTTTAGGTAAATTAGTTTTAGTGTATTCAATAAATGATTTAATAGCGTTCTGACCTGCTACGCTGTTAGCCCAGTTTTGGAACTTCTTACCTAAATTATCTAAACCTTTAGCAGTCCATAAGAATAGTGGACCTAACTGCGTGAACACATTAATAAGTCCGTCACCAAAACGTCCTGCAGCACTTAATAATGTGTTGAATGTCTTAACGCCTGTTGTATTCATCATGTTAAAGAATTTGCTGGCGGTTTGACTGTTTTGAGCCCATTTTAAGACACTCTGTGACGCTTGTTCCATTCCTTTAGAGATACCTGCTAAGAATGGTTTCATACGCCCTAAAGCTACGTTAACAGTGTCTAAAGCGTTAGATAACGTATTGAAGATTTGTGCTTGGTTTTGTTTGATAATACTTTCCCATGTTGATTGAACTTCTTCTAAAGAAGCCTCATAACGTTTAGTTTGTGCTGTTGCTTCTAACGTTCCATCACTCAACATCTTAATTGCGCTTACTGCCATAGCACCAAATGCAAACGCACCACTTGCAGCAATACCAAATGCACCAGCTACACCTAATGCACCACCAGCAACTACGCCTAATGCGTTAGCTACTGCCATGATGGCGGGTACTAAACCAGCTATAATAGGAATAAGACCTTGAAAACTAGCGATTAGCACACCTTTGATTTGTTGTCCAAACACAGTACCAAATGTACGAATACGAGTAGCTAATCTATCCATTTTGTCGCCGTATTCATCTAAAGACTGACTTAAAGCTCTAGTTAATACTTGAGCTCTTGTCATTCCCCTTGTATCAAAGTTAACTTTTACCGTTTTATCATGTAAGGTTGCAAGCATAGCTTTAGCACCTAATACTGAACGTTTTAAGGGGTTGTTGTTACCTTTAATATCTACTTCTTTATCTCTTAATTGCTGTAATTTCTCTTTAACTACTGCAATTGCTCGTTTGATAGGGTTGTTGTTACCGTCTATATCAACGGTATGTTCTCGCCAACGTTGAGCCATTGCTTTTGCAGTGTTTAAGGCTCGTTTAAATTTACTTATGTTGGCATCGACTTGTGTTTCGATTTCATCGGGTATTTCAGTTTTTGCCATACGTTGAGCTTTTCTGATATTCCGTTGGAAATCTGTAATGATCGCCGATATACGAGCCATAAAGTTTTTATTCATGGCTAACCTCCTTTTTGACTAGTATTGCGTAATGAATTCATAAAGCGTCGTGTACCTTGTTTCTGAACATTTCTAATGCGTTTGTTATGTGCTAACTTACGTTCTTTCATACGTTCGTATTCTTCTGACTGTCCACGTACTTCGTATCTTGCACGCTCTAACTGCTTCTGTAATCGTTTAAGTGATTTACCAGCTTGTACAAGACCGTTAGCTTGAGCACCAAATAATAAAGTTTCTTGTTCATCAAGTAACGCCAATCTACGACCTACAACCCAGTCTTTCCATTCATTAGGCGTCAAACTCATTAATTCATCATAAGGAAGATAGCCTATGTATTGACTGGTTATCTGCCGTATTTCTGAATAATCTAGTAAGGTAGCTCGCCCATGATTTCTTTGTAATTGTTCTTCATGAACTCGATACCGTTCTTCGTAGACTCTTTCTCTTCTTCTTTGACCATAGATGGCGCTGAATTCATTTGTGTCCAGAATAGACGTGATTTCTGCTTGAAAAAACCACTATGATTTAAAACTTGCAATGCACCTTGTAATAATTCGATAGAGTCTTGTTTTTCATCAATAATTTCCATTAGTGTTTGTTCGATATCTTCACGTTTAGGTGCATTTTTACCTAAATAAGCCGTTGCACATTCCCAAAAGTCTGCAATTGCGATTGGATCACGTTCTAAAATACCGTTATAAATAGCATTAAAACCAGATACTTTAGTAGTTTTACCATTTTCATCTTGCTCGTCTTTAGCGAATTTCTTAGCCGCTTTATCAAATAAGAAAGTAGCTTTTGCTTCTACTTCTTCTCCGTTGATTTCTAATTCAGTAATAGGGTTGATTGTATTTTCAGTCATTCTTTAACCTCTTTCTGTTATTTTTACAAAAAAATAGAGGGCTTAATGCCCTCGTAAAGTTATGCACCAGCACTAGGTGTACGATTTTCATATGAGTCTGTATAAGCTCCCATATCTTCCCATTCAACTGTAGGAGCAGCAGCACTAGGATTGAGCCATTCTGGTGGCAATGAATCAACAGAACCGTTAGCACTGTTAAATTTAACTTTTGCAGTGATTTCGATTTTGTCATCCTCATCATCAAATGACCATTCTTGCTCTTCTATAATTACATAAGCGAAAATACCATGATGTTTACCATCACGTTTTTTAACTTCCCAAATCCATAATCGTAACTGTTTGAAGTTTTTAACTGACTCATCTAAAGCTTCTTGACCTTTGTCGCCAGGTACACGGTCAACAGTTAACTTGATTTCTTCTTCTACAGAGTTACGACTATAGTCTTTTTTGCCACCTGTAATCATTTCAGCTAAGTCATTACTGATTGTGTGTCCACCTTCAGCTAAACTAGCTAACAGAATAGCATCTTCTTCTTTCAGCTTGCTTGCTAAATCTTTGTCAGCGATTTGTAACGCTGCAATGTATTTATTCTGCACTATTCGTTACACTCCTTTGTAAAGTATTGTGTCTGTATTTAAAAACAAGCCGGATGATACCGTGTTTCGTGTACTGATCTATGTCAGTTATCACTTCTTGTGTATCAATCCGACTTTTAATGAATGAGTAATGTTCGATTTCAAATTCAGTATTAAGTACATGACCTAAAAACTGAATGATTTGTGCTACTTCATCACGATTTCTCGCTTGACTATACACGTGTAAGGTTACGCCTACATCTTCAAACATACTCGTTGTCGTTTCTTTATTAGTGACGTTTGTTTCACCCACAACGATATATGGGTAAACAGCGTCTTTTTGAACGCAATCAAAAACCCTACCACCAAGCTGTTTTTTGATGATAGGGTTGCTTTTTAATTTGTTATATATCTTGTTAAACAGATACCGTTCTACTGATACCCACATATCTTAACCACCTTATGAAAAATACTTATTGAAAAACGCTCTACCTTCATCGATTGCAGGTTCCCAAAAAGGCTGTGCATGTTGCCCTTTAGTTGTGTGCCAATGTCCGTCTGCGTCTTTGTAACGCCACGGGATATTCTTTGCACGACTACCACCCGGACCGACTGCGTATATCCCTGTACCGTAGTTGACGTAAACTGCGTACTCACTGCCGATATTAATAACGCCTGTTAATCCGCCCTTCTTAAAGTCCATAGAAACACTTTCTCTAAGATAACCGGTATCAACAGGCATGTTACTAACTATTGAATTGTGAATAATTGTTGTTGTCTTGGCTATACCTTTTTTAGCCCATCTAATCGTTTCTTTTTCAAACTCCTCAAGTTCCTTAACTAAATCCCAATTTCCGTATTTAACCTTAGCCAATAGGACATTCTCTCAATCTTGTTAAGTTGATTTCTTGTTGCCCGCCTTGGTCGACAGGTTCTCCTACTACTTCGTAAGTTTTACCGTTGTATTTAAATAAGTTTGTGTTAGTTATTGGCAGGCTGTACGGCGTATATAGGTTTCTGTCGTATGATTGGTTCATTTGATGAAACTTGAGTTGTTCAGATGAAGTAGGCGTATCCATAAATCCTTGTATTGTTTTTTCGCTCTTAAAGCGCTCTTGTTCACGTGGATACTCTCCTACAACCTCTCTTGAGCCTAATTCGATTGTATGAGGAAACTCATTTAATGGATTAAACATGATAACCAGTCCAACGTAAGCGTCTAAATGGTTTAAGGTAACCGTATGTTTCCTTAGGTAGATCAGTAACGAAAGTGTAGCTCACAGTACCCATAGTACGTGAAGAAATATTGCTAGTCGTACCTTGTTTAATACAGTTAGCAATGAATTTCTCTACATTACTAGGTAATGACTTCCTATTGAATGTTTGATTACAATATTCTTCAGCTACATTCAGATACTTTTCAATAAGTAATTCGATTGTTTCGTCATTTGAAGTATCATCGAGCGAGAGATTGTTTAATAATTTAACGTCTTGTGCGTTCATTACTCAACACTTCCTAATGCTTCAATGAGTTCATCTTTTTTCATACTAGAAAAGCCCTCTATTTCACGTTCTTTAGCGAGTTCTCTTAATTCTGATACTTTCATACCTTTTAAGTCTTTGTCGCTCTCTACACGCTCAATAAGGGGCTTATTTTGACGGTTCTCTTTTGTGGATAGTTCAGTTAATCGTTCATTACTTACATTTAAACCTTTACGAGGGAACGTATCTCCAACGTTATATTCGTAGTTGTTATCTTGTAAGTCTGTGAAGTATTCGATTACTTTATACATACGTCACTACCTCCTTTTATGCGCCTGAGTCTGTAGTTCCTGCGCCTTTAGTAACCTTAACTGCTTTAGATTCATCATATAAGTATGCTACATAATGTTTATCACTGTATAAAGCAGTTGTTTTAGTTGAAGGATCACGGTCAGTTTCTAAGAAGAAATCACGTTTAGTGATTAATTTAACTGCACCACGTTTAGCTAAGATAGCTTCTCCCTCATCTAATTTCTTAGAACGTACAATAACAGCTCCTAACGCTTCGCCAAACGCACCTTTAACGATAATGTTATCGCCTAATTCAGTAGCGCGAGTGAAGTTATCTGAAGCACTAGAACGTAATTTACCAGCGTCTTTAGGATTAATGAATAATACCATTGGTTCTAAATCTTCATCGTCAAATGTATCAATAGCAGCTTCTAAACCTGCTAATGTACCGATGTCTGCACTTACAGTTAATTTAGTACCTCGTAAAGCTTCTAATACGTCATTATCTACTTTGTTAGCAATAGCTAAACCGTGTTGACGTACTGCTTCGCCTTGAGGGTCACCATAACCAGATAATAAAGCTTCATCAGTAATATCAGTACCTTTACCGATTTTATGAATTTTAGCTTCACGTCTGTTAGTTTCAATTTTGTCTACAGGGATTTTTTGTCCTTCAGGTACTACTGTAGCATCGCCACTGTAAACAAATGCAGGGAAAGTTAAAGTGTCACCTGGTTGTCCTACTAATGTACTGTCAATGTCTGCAAATTGTGCAAATCTCAATTTCTTATCTAATTCTGCTTGCATCATAGGTGCTAATACTTCTGGAACGATTTGTGTACTTTTAGTTGTTGTTCCTTGTGCCATATGTTATAACCTCTTTTCTAATTGTTTATTAGAGCGTCGTATGTTTTTCTATCATTCATAAATAGATCAGTTCTTTCTTCTACGCTCATATTGTTGAACTGTTCTTGTGTTATTCCGCCAGCAACGCTTTTTCCGTCATTCGGCGTACGTCCGCTTGGTTTAGATTGTTCAAACAAATGCTCATTCTCTTTTTTGAACTCACTCATGTAATCGTCTAATCCTTTGACATTTCCATTGTCATCAACTTCTAAATTATCTTTATCGATTAGTTTGATTACTTGTTCAGGTTTAATTGCTTTTTCTTTAGCTAAAGATACTTCGATAGCTTTATTTAACTGAACGTCTTTGAGTTTTTGATCGTAGTTGGCGTTTTGCTCTTTATATTTTTCTAACTCTTGTTTAAGTTCATCGTTATCACCAACATTATTTTTGAGTTCTTCAATTTGATTATCACGATTTCTAATTTCTTCGTTAGCAGTGTCTAATTGTTCTTTTAGTGAATCAACTTTCTCTGCCTTCTCTTTATATGATTGCAAACCTTCATGATGTTCGTCGATAATCTTTTGAATAGCATCTTCTTCGACACCTAAACCACGTAAAAATTCTCTTTTCATTATTACTACTCCTCACATTTTTTATTACGGTGGTCTTTTCCACCATGAGTTTGCACCTTTTAACGCCTTGAGCATGATTTGGGCATAAAAAATAGCCAACACATTTTAGTGTTAGCTAGAATAAGTTAAAATTTGCATTTTCAGCATTACTTTTATTAATGTAATTTTTAATTTGTTCTGTGTTAGCTTCGTTGCTTATTCCTACCTTTACAACTGATCTATCGTTCTTTAATCGGTTAATTTCTTCATATAGTTGTTTGATACGCTCTAATTTCTCAATTGCTTCATCAGCATCAACATTAACTTTCACATTAAATTCCATAATCAAACACCACCTTTCCGTTTCCCTTTCTCCCATTCACGATATGTAGTGAAAGGTATTACGCCATCTTCTTTAGTTCTCATCGTTGTAGGTAATTCATCTTCGTCTATGTAATAAAGAAGCTTACAACGACAATTGATGTTCTCTTTCGCACTAGCTACACCAACAAATAATTTAGGTGCAGGACCTACACAACCACTTGAGTGAAAGTTATCTTCAATATCGACCGAAGTGCCGTCTAAGTGTCTGTGTGTATCACGTGTGCGTGTATCTTTAGTAGCATACCAACGTTTCTTCATATCAAGTCCGTTATCTTTAGCTACCATTGCGCTATCTAATCCAGCTTGTGACAATGCACGTCCTGTTTCTGTTCTAGCTACACGCACTGATTGAGCTTTTGACATGCCTAAATCATTTCTTAATGCTTTAGCTATCTTAGAATATCCCTCACCACTCATAATGCCTTGTGTTATGTGTGTACGAATACGTTTTAATGTATCATCACGATGTTTCTGTAGTGTAGGTACTAACTTGATAAAATCAATAGGTTGTTCAATTGCCGTCTGTATTGTCTGCGAAGTAGGTATATCAAAGTTCATTGACGTTTGACTTGCTACTTCATACAAAAACAGACTCATCATGTACTTTTCCATATAGACGTTCTGTTGTGACTGTTTGATAGCCTTAGCGACTTCTCTGTAGTCTTGAGATAACATCTGTCCTATACGATTAAGTTCTTTGTTGAGTCTGTTGTATTTATTAAATTCAGTCCACGTTACTTGTGGTTCATCTCTATCGTACTTTTCGTACATATTCGCAATAATCTGTTTGATTTCTTTCAAACGTTTAGCGAATAGTATTTCGATTTCTTTCTCTGCTTGATTAACCAGTTTGTCGATGTAGTTATCTATGTCATTCTGATTGGTTATCTTCGGATTGTCTTTGTTGTTCGTCATTCAATCCCTCCTCAATGTCAGGGAGTTGTTGATTGAGTTCTATGTTTTCTTGTTCTATTCTCTCCATTTCGGCCACAGGATCTTGTACCCACGAATGATTACCAAGAATAGTTTCTTTAGATAATAACCCTGTAGAATTCATAGCGATTTGAGAGTTTTCTAACTCATTAACCATTACATTGAAGTTGAATGTAATCTCGATGTCTTGCACTCTCACATCTAATCTGTAGAAGTCGATAATGTACTGCAATAGCTCTTGTAATGCAGTAAGTGTTTTGTTCTTCAATTTATTAGCTTTTAAGTCTAAGTTACTGTACATAAATTTAAGTGCAATACCACTTGGGCTATTACCAAACTTATCTTGTTGGAAGTCTACACCTTGTCCAAACTCTATAATGTAATCACGTAACATCTTCGTGTATTCCTTAACAGAGTCAATAGGCACTTCTACTTTGATAGTATCTACACCGGAGCCACTTTCCCCTGCAACACTAATCGCTTTATAGTATTTAAGGTTATGCATGAAATCTTTCATATCTTCGCCTTCATAACCTTTTAAGATATAGATTAATTCTACCGATTCGTCAAAAGTGTTTTGTGTGTCTGATAATCGCTTATCTAACGCGTCTATGATTGTTTTATACATGAATAAGTCAGATACTTCTTGTGGGTTGTTCTTGAACGGAATAAAAGGAACACGCCCCCAACTCATCAATTTATTACCTTGATAATAATGAGGTTGTATATGATCTTCACTACGATAGAAATCAGGGATAAGTTGTCCTTCTTTCAACTCATAGAATGTCACATCATCTTTAGTCCAATACTCAACACGTTCTGCTCCGTCTAATTCATATACACGGATAAACGCTTGCAGTTCATCTCTTTCTTTATTAGTCCAAATAGGTACAGCTTGTTCTGCAGGTACACGAAACGTTTTAAATTCTCCCTCTTCATCTACATAAGGTTGAACCCATTCGATACCTTTATTGCTTGCAGCAGTTAATATATCCACTAACTTGTCATCCCACTTGTGATTAAGTGTATGTTGTATTTGTTTTAATGCTTTGTCATTATCTACACCAAATGTCACAGGATTAGCAACTGCATAAGCTACTTTCTGGTCTACTAAGTTTTGATGGTAGTTAGTATACATGCGCCAGTCCGGTTTAGTTTCGTCATAGTCGCCGTTCACATCTCTTTTGAAAGGAGCGTCTAATATATCTGGGTGATGATTATAATATCTTTCTCCCATTGTAATATTGTCTATATTCTCTTTATGTTCTCTAACCAAGCGCAATATCATTTCTTCTTGCGTTTCATACTTCGGTTTGATTTGTTCTACCACTTGTTCGTGATATGGTTTGTCCCATGGCCAGTTAATGCTAATCACCTCGTTTACGTAAGTATGCTAAGTTTATTCTGCCTCATGTCACGCTCTAGGGCGTATCTAGTGGCGTCTATCGTATGGTTGTCTTTATCTTCTAATCTTGGTTTAACGTTGCCGTCTTTGTCAGTTTCATAGTCGATATTCTCAAATTCTCTCGCTATATTAGGCGTTCTGTTAGGATCTATCACAATAGCAGTTAAATCATCAAGCCATTGTTCCCCGTGTTCTACACTGTCAGGACCTTTTTTCACACCTTTAATTCTCTTGATACCGTGTTCTTGTTTCAGCTCTGCAATAGACTTCGGTTCAGCGCTATCTGCGTATATCTCATCAGATTGATAACCTCTACGTTTTAACCAGTTAGCAAACTCTCTATTGCTTATTTGTACACCATAGTGTTCATCAACTGCGTAGATAATACGTTTCTTCTTATCATAGTGCCAACGTACAAATGCTAGTGGATCAGTAGCATAACCAAAGTCAACTGCATTACGTATATTATCGAATGTCTTGTATAAGTCATCAGGTATCTTCTCTATTTGCAAGTTGTTAAACGGCACAACGCCACTACCGATAGCTTCACCCATATATTCCCAACGATAACGTTGTTCGTTACGTTCTTTAGCACTCTCTGCCTCTTGTATGAATTGTTTAGATATAAAAGGATTATCTAAGTACGTTGAATGATGTACAAACGTATTATCCGGTTGGAATGAGGTTTCGTATTTTTTGTTAACCCACGATTGTTTTCTCTTAGGTGGGTTGTAACTAAAGAAAAACTTGTAAAATAACCCGTCGTCTAGTTCTCCACGTAACATAGAGTTAGTAATTGTTGTGACTTCATCTTCTGTCTTAAATTCTGCCAACTCCTCTATCCACATGATAGAAAAAGGGAACCGACTATCTTTTAACGACTTTAATCGCTCAGGGTTCTGCGCCCCTCTAAAGATAATCCGATTCCCTCTAGGAACATACGTGATTTCCATTGGCGACACTTTAACTTTGAACAGGTGCGACACCTTTTGTTCTTCTATCGCCCACTTAATTTGCTCAAATACTGATGTAGCTAATGTATTGTCTGTCTTACGTACTACAACTGCATTCATAGGATAACGCATGATTAACTGTGTAATGATAATAGATATATCAGAGGACTTACCACTACCACGTCCACCTTTAGCTACTATGTTAAGCTTCTCTCTATCTTTAGTCGCTTTCCACAAGCTATGAAAGTGTTTAGGTAACAGTTCGGATAGATTAATCGATATCGTCATTGAACTGTACCGTCGCAGTTGTTTCGATTTGTTGTTTGTCTGTCCACATCATATATCGCTTACCTAATAACTCTGCTGCTTTAGTTCTAGCGTTTGTATCTGACCTTTTTTCTAGTTCTTCTACTTCCATTTGCCCTCTTCCAACCTGAATAGGTATCAACTCTTGGTCTGTTACCTCTCCACGTAATACAGAAGTAAGATATTGAAGTATTTCGTCTTGATCTGCGATTGTGTCTTTTTTAAGTTTTTCCATTCGTTTGTCTATTTCTGCTTTTATTCCCACATTTTCCAACAATTTATGACTACTTGATTTTGCGTATTTCTCACTATAACCAGCCTTGATTGCCGATTGATAAGCAGTGCCTGTCTTAATGTACTCATCAACAAATGTTTGTTGTTTAAGATTCAGTTTCGTCATCGTATATTACCACCTACTCTCACGGTTAAACACCTTTGTTTGACGTATAAAAAAAGACACTGCGTAAACAGTGCCTAATGATTATGTTTTGTTATTTATTTGAGTTTATGTACTCATGTCACATCTCTATGTCACATCAATACATAAAAATAAGTTACCCGTGTGTTCTCACGGATAACTAATTAAGGTAGGAGAAAAATTACATGTCAAGTATTCATATCATCGTATCGGAAGCCGTGTTGTAAGATTCAATAAAACTACCCGCCACCCTGACGGATAGTTAAGCAATCGGATGCGCAACGTCTAATCAAGGACGATAAACACTTATCCAATCACTTCGATATTGAATACCCCACCATAGTGCGAAAGGATAAACACTATGTCTTGTGAGGTAATTCTTACAATATCATAATACACCGATTATAAACGGACTTACACACTTCAAAAGTCCACCTTACACATAACCTATGAATTCTGCCAATCTATTTATCATCGCGTCACGTCGTCTTAATATACTCGTCTTACTTGTTCCGAAGTAGTCAGCTATATCCTCCCACTCACTACAACCTATCGGACACTCCCAATATCTCAAACGCATTAAGTCTTGTGTATCTTCATCTGATTCATATATAAGCTTATCTACACCTTTTACAATATTACGTAAGTTGTTATAACGATTGTCACTTAACTTCTTAATTGATTCTCTCTCAATAGGATTACCTGGTATATTACTCTTACCTGCTCCTACATTCTCGGGTTCGTGATTTTCTAGTAGTTCATACTCTCTTACTTTTAACTCTCGTCTGTAGCGTTCTATGTTCTTGATATAATCTTCTAACTTCTTTATATCGTGTCGTTCAATCGTTATCATACTTACCCTCCATTCTCCAACTTATCTCTTAACACTTCAATTTCATACTCTTTCACTTCTAACTGATGTTTTAGATCATTCTGTTCAAGTATAGAGCCAAATAGTAGTAAAACTAATATAATGATTGCTATTACGCCCCACATTGTTTGACCACCTCTAAATTAGGTTTGTGTTCTAGTACACGTCCGTTAAAACTACATGCATCTTCTTTAGCTGAATATAAATCGTCGTAAGATAAAGCTTCAAATACATTGTCAGTGATTATGCATGTGTTTCCATAACTACCTATATATTTTTTCACTAAATATACTCCTTTTTTTAACTCAACCACGTATTTGCCTATGTTGTTTTTATTATCCTTATTTTTCAACCAAGATACCTCTCTTTCTAAATGTAACTTATCTAATTGCAATCCATGTTTATCTTCCTGTAACTCATTAACTCTTTTCTCTGCTTTAATCCACTTATATATAGCAAAAATACACAGTACTAACACAATTATTACCGATGAAAAACTTATCCAAATCACATTAATAACCTCCTAAAATCCCAAAATATAAAAAGTGTAAAAATAGCAAGATAGAAAGTAAAAACATGGTAACGGAAAACCCAATCGTTACATATTCCTTGTATTTAATTCCTTCAACAAAAAGATATATTATAAATATCTCCATTAAAACAAAGACTATAGACAATGTTATAATTGTAATCATATATATAATTTCACCCAATATTTAATAACCTCCGTATATGCCATTTAAATGAGCGTGGTCATTCTCGTCAAAGTCCTTAGGCACTTCCACCTCATCATTTGCAGTTAACTTATAATAAACTTCTCTGCCAATCCATTTGCCCAACTCATACATTGCGATGGTGAACCAAATTTTTAATATTCGTTTAATCATCTTATCCTCCTCATATATCTTCATTGCCTTTTCTTTACTCTCTGCATTAATCACAGTTGCCGTCTGATTATCTTTAAGCTTTGCTACATGTCTGTGTTGTATACCTGTTGAATCTGTGAATGTTGTGATTAAGTATTGTGTCACTTACCAAGCACCTCTTTACTCTTTCTTTTTAAATTTCAAAGTCACTACATCTCTAAAATGTTGGTTCACCATCGCAATGTATGAGTTGGGCAAATGGATTGGCAGAGAAGCTTGTATGAGTTTCTGAAAGTTTATAATTAGTTATCATTTCAATAACTTCATAATCTACTAGGTTCAGATAAGATATATGAATATTAGTTTCATCTTTTCCGTTAAATAATCTTTTTAATATTTTTATTGTCGGTTGTTCAAAGTCTTTCACTTTTTCAACACCTCTTTTACTTTTTCTACTATGTCCTTACTCTTTAAGGTCTGCTTCTTTGACGAATGTTCCATTGATTGTCTTTCCTTTTCTTCCTTTAATCTCATCATATGCAAACTGTAAACACTCCTGTAACGTCATATCATGTTGTTGTGCTAATATGATTAATGTAACGACTGTATCGCCTATACCGTCTTTTAATGCCTCTAAATTACTACGTGATAATGCTGCGCCGACTTCTCCTGCCTCTTCATAAAACTTCAACGCTTGTCTATCCGGATTGCCATTGTGCAAATCTTTATCCTTACTCCATTGTTCTACCTGTTTAATTAATTGATCTACTGTTAATTGATTAGTCATTTATTGTTCCTCCATTTTCTACTAAACTCTTTGAATTACTTTCCACTATTTTGTCGTACAACTCCGCCTTGCGATATACTTCGTTAAGCTCTTTGATTAGTAAACACCCATCGTGTCCTGTAAAAGCTGTAGATGATACTATGCAGCGTTGGATAAACTCTCTATTGTCCATTGCAAGCCTCCAAATCACTTAATAAATTTTGGAACTCATGCGTTCCGTCTAGTTGGTCCATATATTTTAAATCTCGCTTTAATTCGTTTTCACTTACCATTTCGTTAGCTATCTCAAATAAATGATATTGATTGTATGGTGTTATAATTTGATTTACTGAGCGATGTACTTCCACATATTCTTTTAATTTCTTCTCTTTCAACTTTATCCATAAACTTTTATAATCTTTATCTTTCATTATCTGCACGCTCCTTAAAATTTATAATCACATGACAGATGTTTTGAAATATTGCATCCGGTTCTCTATCTTTTAATGTCCCGTTAACGATTAAATCATCTATCTCATCAAACGCCTCTGCCTTCTTTTTAATTTCTGCCATATCATTGATGAGTTCATCACGTTGTTTCTTGTATGAGTCACGTTCATCTCTGAACTTCCACCAATCACTACGCGGATAGCTTTCGTCTAAATCTAAGTCTTTATTCCTGATAAATTCTAATAATTGTTCTTTAGTTATTTCTGCCATTCCTATCCCTCATTCCATTTAGAATTCTCTTTCAAAAGCCCTGCATTTCTTAACTCATCATTTAAACTACATTTCCCGTCCTCGTACCACACATTAGCAAGATACCTACCGAAAACATCGCTCTTGTATGTCTGTACGTATATCTTCTTGCCTTCTACACGCGCTTTAGTAAAGTCAGTAGCTTCTTTATAGTTCTCTTGACCTCTTTCAGGTGTATCTACATTAAGTAACCTTACTCTACGTTCTGCAGTTGTCTTGAAGCCTAAATCCAGTAAAATATCTATCGTGTCACCGTCAACTACATTGGTACATATAGCTTGGAAGGTATATAAATGTTTTTTTATATCTATCTCAAACACTCCCTGTTCTTTTTAATATCGTTTTCACTAACTTTCATCGTCACTCTGCTTCCTGCTACTTTAACCACAAAGCCTTTGACACCTATCTGTCGTAACTCCTGTTGTATTTCTGTAGGTGTCTTGCCTTGTGCGTTGTATCTGTATCGTTGGGATACCGTATCACTTAGTAGCATTTATTTTGTCCTTAACTTCTTTTTGTTTGTTTAATAATTTAACAAAGTTGATTCCTGCTTTAGTTAAGTTACGATCAGTTGAAGTTAAATTAAGTTTGTTAATACGTACTAATTCTTTACGACTTACCAATGCTATATTTTCTTCGCTACAGTCTGACCTGTTTTGATTCAAATGTATTAAACAATATCCTTTGGGCACAGGTCCGTGCTTTTGTTCCCATAAATAATGTGTGTATTGTTTCCAGCATTCGTTTTTAGAACCTCGTTTTTTGATTTTTATAAACTTATAACCGTCAGTAGTGATTTTTATCGTTCCTAAAGGAAATGTGTTATCGGGCTTTTGTCCTTTCTTAAATTGAGTTTCAGCGCTTCTACCTCTGGAAGGAAAGCTTTTACCTTTGTTCCAAGAAGGCACACCTTTTTTAAACTTACAATCAACCCCACTTCTTATCCTTTTTCTCGAACAAAAACCTTTCATTTTATCTGTAGTAACATCAGTGCCAAACTCCTTATTAAACATTTCCGTCATTTCTTTCTTAGTTTTACCTTTGATGTTATTTCGAATATATTTTTCATGCTCATCAGTCCATACATGTCTCATGGCTATTACTCTCCTAACAACTTAGGGATTTCTGATTCTGCATCTAATTTTTCATCTTTAAACTTTTGTGCTTGCAGCACTAAACTGCCATTATTAATGATATTTTGAGCTACTTTAGAAACTGCACTAGATCTTTGTAACTCCTCTTTTAATTCTTCGCCTTTTAAATCTTCATCGCTTAATCTTTCTAATTGTGCAAATAAATGATTGTTTAAATCTGTCAATGTGTTTCTCATTTCATTAACCCTCCCACTTCTCAAATGCTCTGTTTAGATACCAACGTGCTTTGTCTAAATCTTCTTTACCGTTCTTACGATTAGCTCGACTTATATACTTGATTGCATTACCAATCGCAAATGCTAACTCTGGTTTGTAATCTTTAGTGACTTGCTCTATGAAGTCTATAATTTCCATATCTCCATACGTGTAATGCGACGGGTGGTTAACCTTGTCATCTAATGTCTTTTTAGTTCCTTCATTTCCATTAGGTAATGAGTAAAAATCATAACAATCATCAATAGTCCAAGTTCTCCCGTCAATTGCTTCTACATCAGCAACCCATTTATCCATATCAAGACTTGACTGAACTAAACGATAAACATTTTTTATTTGCACTGTAATTTCAACACCGTTAACTTCTTGGATTCTGATTCTATCGCCTATAATCAAATCTTTAATGCTCATGATCTAACCACCTTTCTAGGGAATATGTCATTCTCCATAAGATGCTTGCACCATTCACCACGAGGGTGTTTTTGAGGCACTGTGAATAAATGTGGTTTCTTACGTTTCAACTCTTGTAATCTACGTTGTGCCATTCTCTCTTTATAACTAGCGATTCCGTCCTCTTTAGGTTTTAAACTATCCCATTCACTACGTCTTACTCCCAAAGGAGCTTCTATTGCATCTTCAAACTTCCAACCAGAAGCTAATCTTTGTCTTAAGATATCGGGATTGATATCTGCTTCTTTCATTTTCTCTACTACATCTGGTGTAATAGAGAAGTATTTATTTTTAACTCTCATTTTTGTCGCTTCCATTTACTCCACCTCTATTAATTCAACTAGTTCAAAATCTTCATTCATCAACTCTTTGTCAGGGTTGTTACTGATTAAATCTAAAATGCGCTCTTTTTCTTCTTCTTTCGTAATACGATTATTTATCCATACTGGATATTTACATCTCACTTTGAGTGTTGCTTCAACTTCAATTGTTTCTTCTCTATTAGCCATTCACTCCACTTCCTCTACATTCATGATTATTTTTGGTTCTTCTGCATATTGCTTAAAGCTTTCAATGTGTGCAATTTGGTTATCGTCTTTCCATAAGTGATCGTTAGCAGCGTCTAGCACTGTTTTGATTAAATTATCTATATCTGGTTTCGTACGTTTGTATTGGCCTATCGATATTAACTTTTGATTCTTAGTCCAACTTTTAGGTGGTGCAAAGTAAAAATATATTGATACTTTCAATCTACTGTTCAACATCTTTTTAGGTAATTGACTCTGTATATATGCTTTATGCTTTGTGTAAGACGTTGGCATGTATGTTTGGATAAACTTACCTGCATTCCTAAAACGTGGACGAGGAGAGCCGATAGGTTCCTTATACGTATCGTTAAAATTAATCTCTATTTCCATAACTCACCTCAAAATAATAATTCGTTAATTGTCATCTGTTGTTGCAATTCTTCTTTTCTGAAAAGCTTATGTTTGCGTTTCAGTTTTTCTAGTTCATCTTTCGTTACTGTTCCTGAGAATGTGTTTCTAAAGTGTATGCCTGCATAGTTACCTAGTTTGAATGTATCTTCTCCTAACGGCGTTACACTGCACATCTTCCAACCGTCAATCTGATATAACGTGTATTGCTTTTTAAGTCCGTCGATAAGTCCCATCTGGTTGCCTCCACTTCGTTTCATTCATGATTAACTCTTTCACTTCTTCATAATCGTCAAAGGGTTTAATGGTTCCAGTATCAAGCATCCTTTTAACTGACCACCCAGACTCGATTAATATTTTGGCTATGATTGGATCTTCTTTATAATCCTCTCGATACATAAAACCTAAAAGTTGCTGATACTCATAAACTTTCATCCATAAAACCTCTGCGTTTTCTTGTAGAAATCAAGGTGTGCCACCCCTGTTTCTCCGTCTTTATTTTTAGAAATAATGAATTCAATTTCCGACTTGCCTGTAATGTTGTCTTGTTGGTCTTGGTCGTAATAATCGTCACGGTATAAGAAGAAAATCATATTCGCGTCTTGCTCAATTCCTCCCGCTTCTCTTAAATCAGACATCATCGGACGTTTATCACTACGACTTTCTACACCTCTACTTAATTGAGATAGTGCGATAATGATACAACCTGTTTCTTTAGCTATAATTTTTAAATCACGAGAAATCTTTTCAACTTCTAATCGTCTATCACGTTGAGGTACATCTGATTGCATGAGTGTAAGATAATCAATAAATATAACGTGAGGCTTATCTGCTTTCTGTGAAGCAACTTCTCGAACGTCTTGTGGTGTCATTTGTGCTTGGCCCTCAATCTTTAAAGAATTACATTTTTTAATTTGATCTATAGCAGACATTACCGATGAAACTTCATCATCATTTAATCCGTTACCTTGCTTGATTTTAGATAGTGGAATATTTGTTATTGTTGCAACTAATCGCTCAACGATATTGTTACCTCCAGTTTCTAAACTAAAGAACGTTGTAGGGTATCCACGCTGCGCGATATTCCACATCATCGTTAATGCAAGAGAAGTTTTACCTAACGAAGGTCTTGCACCTAATACATTCAACTGACCTGGTTCAAAACCAATGATTTTGTTATCTATAGAAGCAATACCAGTTTTAATAAATTGTTTTGGTTCATCAGATAAAATATTTTCTACAACTTCAGCTAGAAAACTATCAGTAGCGTCTGCTTTTTTTATTGTCATACCTTTTAATTTCTCTAATTCCTCTACCAAATAATTAAAATTTTCTTTACTCGGCATTGATTGATACTCTGTGAGCTTCTCACGAGCTTGTGACAAAACATATTCTTGTAATAGGTTCAATTGGTCGTCCATAAAAAATGCCTTGTCAGTGCCATCTGAGTTGTATAAACGACCTAATCGGTCAGTAGATATAAATTCATTATCATCGCGACTTTTAAAGTAGATTTGGTTTACATCGACTTTCCCTTGCTCTAGTGCATACTCAATGAACACTCTTAATTTTTCATCAGTAAACATTTCAGGTTTCAATCTGAATTTACTTAGTAACTCTGGGTTACGCATGAGGTTAGATATAATAGATTCTTCGGTACTCAACACATCAACACTCATCATCTAACCCCCAATCCTCTTTCATCTTTTGCCATTGTTTTCTTAATTGTTGCCTTCTCTCTCTAAACTCTTTATCGTGCTGCATTCTATATTTATCAGTCTGTTCTTCTGGTATCACTGCGCTTTTCATTTCGGGTGGTTTGCGATCAATAATTTGTGCAATCGTAGGTTTATAACGACTTTCTCTAACATGTTTCTTTGTTTTGTGTAGTGTTCTGTCGAAATCCCCATATTGTGTGAGTTGTTCTACCCAAAGGTTGTACTTAATTTTATTGAATTTCATATCGTAGACATTATTTATTAACTCTAATATTTCAATTGCCTCTAGTTCAGTCATTGACATAATGTCTAACCTCCTAATAGTTCCTGTTTCTTCTTAGCTAGGTAATCATCTTCTTTATTGTTTCTAGGTTTAATTTTAGATATTGCTTTCTCTTTAGTATTGACACCGTCTTTATTCCAGTTTTCTAATACTTTGATAAGGTAGTTAACACCTTTGCTATTTTCTCTGCAGTAATCAGTAGCTACAGTAACGATCTCTAGTTTGTTATCTTTAAAATCCTTTATAGCTTCTTCTAGTTGTTGTGCTTTTAATGGACTTTGTATGATTTCTAAGTTATTACTAATATATTGAAATGATTTTGATGTCTCGTCACTGTCTCTATTTATTCTTGTATTATTAATTCTTGTATTATTCTCTTCCGTCTTTTTATGGATAGGGTCTCCACTTTTTTGTGGATACCCCTCTCCATGATTTGACGGATAGGGTGCTGTAATATAAATTCTTCGTTCGGTTACAGTCATGTTTTCATCTCTAATAACCACTGTGTCGATATATCCTTTTTCTTTTAAGTTGCTTATCCAAGTAGATACAGTTTTTTTATGAACGTTATATAGTTCTGCAAAGTAGTTATTACTAGCATATGAATATCCGTATTTATTGGACAAAGCAGTTAATTCGCCATACATAATAACTTCCATTGGTTTTAACTCTTTATCATATCTAACGTGTGCTGGAATGATTGAGTAATAGTTAGGTTGTTCTTTCAATCATCTCTCACTCCTTTCAGCATTTTGTTTAGTCGTTCATCCACAGACACCCAACTGTCTGTTAAGTGATATTTGTTATTAAATGCGTCCATGCCTATTTGATGCTGTTCGTTGTGATGAGATCTACATAGAGCTAACACTTGATTTCCGAAATGATTAATCTTCGTTCTATCTCTGCCACGTCCTACCGCAAATCTATGTGCTAAGTCGGAATGTGGTTTACCACAGATAACACAGTTACGATTGACTGTTGACCAATATAGAAATGCTTTATCATTTTTGAGTAAGTCACTCGTCTTATAATTAAGTGGTATATCGTTGTGAAACACCCAGTCGAGAATAACTTCTATAACTTGTTTAGCTTGTTCTCTTGTGCAATCACTCAATGAGAGACGTTTTTCATAGCCATAGAGAACTTCTACGTAATCCATGAACAAATACCTCATATAGTCGCGTGGTTGTCCTGTGTATGCTTCTATGTCGTTACAGAGAGCAAAACTTTTCTACGCTGCTTATCTGTAATCTTGAATGGATCTACAACTCTTACATCTGCTTCTACTTCGTAACCGTTGTCTAAAAGCAATGATGTTTTGTTATCTAGTTCTACTCCTTTGATGACTACAGTCGTTGTACCGTCATCTTCTGTAATGTAGTTTTTAATTACTACCATCTAATCAGTCCAATCAGAACGGCAACATATCATCGGTAATGTCAATAGGTCCATTTGCATTTGCGAATGGATTTTTACTTTTTGTCTGTGTAGTATGTTCTTGTTGTTTTTGAGGTTGGTTGTTACCTTTGCTATCTAAGAATTCAATTCTATTTGCAATCACTCGTACTACTGAACGATTGTTACCTTCTTTATCTTGGAAACGGTCTTGCTTCAAGTTGCCTTCGATTAAAACTTTGCTTCCCTTACCGCAATAGTCGTTTAATAGTTGTGCAGTTTTGCCAAACGCTACGATGTCAAAGAATGATGTGTCATCTTTTTTGAATGGATTGTCCACTGCCATAGAGAAGTTAGTTACTTGTGTTTGTCCTGCTTGTTTAAGTTCTAAATCTTTAGTGATACGTCCTGTTAAAATAGTTAAATTAGTCATTCGAATTCTCCTTATCTAATTGTTTTAGTCCTGCATCTAGTTTTTGATGTGCATTTGCTATATCTTTTTTAGTAACTTTGTTAATGTTTTGAATACCTAACCAACGCATTGTTTTGTCTAGCGTTGCGTCTCTACCTTTTTCTTGAGATAAAGTTACAAACTGGTTGATACGTTCTTCTAATTCTGTAATGTCATTGTCGTTAGCGCTTGGAACTTCTTCCCCGTTATATATATAAAGACCTAGACCATGTAATGCTGCAGCTTTAACAAAACAACGTTTTTGAGCTTTATTAATATCGAACGTTGTCGCGCTACCCTTTGCTAAAGATTTGTTTCTAAAATCCAATACTGGAAGCCATTCTGTTTCAGTTTGTCCTTTTACAGTTACTGACACTTGTACGAAATAACCCTCTGGAGTAGCTAAATAAGGTACAAAATAGTTGTCTAGTGGTACGTCAGGGTGTACAAATTCATGTGTCTTAATACTGTAGTTACTGTCAATCTTCTTTAATTCTTGATGAGCGTATGACCATGCTAGGTAGGTTAAACCATTTTTCTTTTCTACATGATCGTTTACATCTTTCTGATTTAATTGATTAAATAGTGTTTCTTCAGTCATACTCAACCTCCTCATATTCAGTTGTTTCAGTTACTTTCTTTTTAATTGCTCTGTGCTTAGTCATGTCGATACTCACATCTTCTAGTCCTGCAAATTCTCTTGCTCTCCGTCTATCTCTTGAATAAGAAGTATCTTCTTCGTTGTTAGGTTTATTAGTGATATACAGGTCGAAAGGAGCGTCTTTCAGTTTAATTAGATATGTCACTGTTTCTTTCAATCCCAATCACTCCTTTGTGCAGCATGTCGATTGTTCTATCCATGACTTTAATTGTTTCACTTTGTGTTTCGCATGATTCTATAGCTTTTCTGAAATCTTTTCTAAGTT